CGTGTCGAACTTCTTCGTCAGCGCGTCGAGGCGGAGATGAGGATCGCTCAAAGCCTGGAAAAGATTCTGATGCTGGCCGAGCGTTGCATCGAGCAGTCTCCGTGGGCCATGCGCATCCTGCAAGGCGTCTACGCTCCAAAGGAAAACAAGCATGACCGATAGTGCGATTGGCGAGGATGACGATCAGGCGGTAGTAAAGTCTGTCTGGAAAAGCGCTCACGCCGTAGAGGAATGGCCGGGCAAGGTGACCATTCGCCGATTCAGCCCTTACAAGAAGGTCAAGATTGAGGGCGAAGGGAAAACAGAGGCCGAGGCTTGGCGCAAAGTGGCTGACAGGATTCGAGCGATTTGGAAGGAAGACACTGATGAGCGACAGCACTGAAAGAATGCCGAAATCACTAGCAATCTACTTGCTAATCGCAGTTACGCTTGGCGGGGTCGGCTTCTGGGCAATCTTCAATGGACACCAAGACGCGGTGATAGTTGGTGAGGCCGTGTTCCTCGTTGCTCTAGCCACACTCGCGCTGTGCGGCATTGCATTCCTGGTGTTCGAGGCTTTCAGAAGTTTGTTTAGCCGTAGCGGTGGGTCCAATGACCGATAACGCGAAGGGATGGGTAAAACTATTCGGAACGCGTGCCGCGTGGTGGTATTGGCCAGCGATTCTGTTTTGGGAGTGGCCGAGGAATTCCGTAGTCAATTACTGGAAAATCTGGCGGGGTGAACTATGACCGATAGCACGAGTGGGTTTGCACCAGCGCAGATCGGGAGGAGTGGAGCAAGCGGGAAGATTCCCTGGGCTGTTCACTTGATGGCTTACGAAGTCTACAGCGAAATCTTCGGAAAGCAAGACGCCTTGGTTGATCGAGTAGGTCGTAACTGTCGTGGCGGTTTTGGGATTGCCGAGTTGATCGGATTTCTGTATGCGAGGAACTTTCCCCGAGATCAGTGGGACAAGAAGTTTCACGAGGCAATAGACGGATTGGAGTCGAGATGAGCGATAGCACAAAGGCACCTCAACAAAAGAAGGCAGACCCAATCAAGAGCGCTGGCGGGGTGCAGTACATTACAAAGGCTTCTCAATTTGAGCAGCCTTGGATGGTTGTTCCATGCTCGAAAGGCCGCGTAAGGGGCATGGTTATCGTTGATGCTCAACACAAAACTGTGCCTGAAGATGCGATCATGGAGCGCCTTCACGATCTTGAGCATAGCCTTGCCGCGCTGCTGGAAGTGGTGAAGGCGTATCGGGAGAGCTGCTACCTCCATTCTTTCTGTGGTAATGGACGTGAGGTATGCGACCTCTGCAAACGCACAGACCAATTGCTGAAGGAGGTAGAGGGATGACGCCGGGAAATGTATTGATTTATCGAGATGTTAAGTTCGGCCATCATCGTTACTGGGAAGTGCTTGGAGTATTTTTAGGAGGGGAAAACGAAGAAAGTCTGATAGAACTTCGCAGTCTGGGAGAGAAACCGGGGTTCGGCGATGAGATAACGCGAGCCACAACCTTTGTACCTGAATGTCTCACGCGACAATTAGAGATAGTGGAAAACTTAGATGCTCTGCTGAAAGGAGCACTCCAATGAACGATAGCAAGATACCTGCGACTGAAGGGAAGTAATATGAAGACACTGATTGCAGCGCTTCTTTTGACAGTTGGAATGGCGACGCCCAGTCCTTGGGTCTTAGTTTGCAACCACCACGGTTTACAGAAAAAAAGAATGTTTTCTGATAAGCCAGAAGCTATCCGCTGGATAGAATCGCACAGAGCCTATACAGCCATCGTATTGACACATGAGAAGGTTGTTCGTCCTTGCCATACAAGAGAAGATGATGGCAGTTCAGCGCACAGTAGGCTGGTGATTTGCGTGACCAGAGAAGAGTTTGATAAGAGCTTCGACGCGAACCTTGACAGTCGTGGAAACACTTATTAGGAGTGGCTTATGGAGAAGCGGATTAGGTTGGAGAACGAGGAAACGCGCATCTTGGCCAATAAGATTCTTGATCGTGTCAACGCTGATCCTGATGATGATCTGGCTATGCTTTCCCGACAATTGCTGCGAGCAGACGAGCGCATCGCCGCGCTGGAGGAGGAGCGAGACAGGCTCCACGAGCAATTCAGCGTGCATGACAGTGCTCTGAAATCAGCTTATGGGAAACTCGCCACCCTCCGCGCAGAGAATGAGCGGCTGAAGGAACTTTCGCCAAAACCGGAATGCCTTTGCGGTAGATCATTCTACGGGCATACAAACTGGAATGAAGATTGTCCCGTTCACGGAACCGCCGCTACTGCAACCCGTCGATCAAAAGCCACCCCACCATCAACCACCCCGGAGTCTCCTGCCAAGACCTGGTGGTTCAGCAGGGCTCGTCCGATCATCAACGCCATTGGAGAAATCAGCGTGCAGGAGGCTATGGATGCCATCGAACGCGATCTCTGACGAATGCATTCTCTGCAAAATGGGGAGCCCGAAAGACGAGCACGGAAAGCACTGGATCTACCCACCGCCATCATACCCAGATGTCAAGGCGCACTTCCCGGACATCGATGAGCCATTTCAAGTTCAATGTGGAGACGCAGTAGCGGTTCAAATCGAGGAAGAGGAAACTACGTGACTCCCTTCATAAACTACCAGGCACTCAAAGTAGAAGATGCGGTCGAGGAACTCAAAAAGCTTGCCGCCAAAAACTGGGTAGTGCGAGCCGCGCTCTTTGGTCAGAAAATGCGTGGATGGTCTGATGCCGACACCTATGCCGTCATCGCAGTCACTCTTTGCGGCGCTCAAGATGTTCTCAGCGAGCGGCTGAAAGAAGCGATGTCGATGCAACTGGTCAAACCAGTCGAAGTCATCAAAGAAGACGGGAAAGTCATCCGGGCCGCATTCCTTCCAAATGCCGCGCGTGAGATGTACGACGCGCTCAAATTGGTGGTAGCGCTGTTTGAGGCCGAGACTCCATTCCTGATTGAGAAGCTTGGCGGTCGGATGACTAACGGCGACCAAGACAAGATTGACGAAGTGTTTCGAAAAGTGGATGAGGCTTTGGCAAAAGCGGAAGGACGACTATGAGTGAGAGAAAATATATCGTACCTGAGGGGATGCTGAGAGCCTTTGAGCGCCGCTGGATATCTCTTCCACAAGAGCCTGAATCATTTGAGCAGCAGCGGTATGCGTCCCTACTCGCTGCCCTCCGCTGGCTAAGTGAAAATCCGATTATCCCTACTCGCGCTCAAGTAGACCATATGGTAGCGGATGGCACTTGGGACGGCACTTGGATGGCTGTTGAATGGCAGCGCCGTATGTTCCTCTCCGAACCGGAGACCGAGACGGGTTTCGGTGAAGCATGGAACACTCTGACAGTTGAAATCAACCGCGTTGGAATAAGGAAAGCAACTGAGATCCTTCGCGGCCAAAGATCCACGGATTCGAAAGTCCCTGTTAAGGATCTGCTCTACGACGGTCGTCCAGATGTTTGGGTCCATGACGAATCAGCCAAAGTGAATGATCGGATCCTCGAATCCTACAAAAGAGGCCTCGGCGACAAAGCAGCAGTACGCCGTGAAGCTTGGCAGCGTGTTCTGGACGAGTTCGAAGCTCTCTCGAAAGGCGAAGAGATCGATTCCGGAATCGGTGTAGACGTCGAGCGGGTCTTCTATCTCGCGCTCCAGCGGGCGCAGATGAAGAACGATCCACGCGCGGATATCCATAGAGAGTTCCACAAACAATGGACCGCCTCAGTCGGAACAGACGGATACAACAAAGAGGATTGGTCGAGGCTAGACACTCTTCTCAATCGAATCATGTATCCGAATGGGGGCACCCGCGAACCAGAGATTCCAGACGAGATCAAGGACCTAATTCCATCCATCGGCACGCCACATCGCGATAACTGGCAGGATGCCGTCGTCGAAGCCTACCGGCGCGGCCTCACGAAGCAGGAGGGTTAATGTTTACGCGCCTCAGAGAAATATGGGCGATTCTCACAATGCCCACGTGCCCACATCAGTGGCGGCCAGCCTTGTCCCATGGCAAACCAGCGAAATACTGTTCCCTATGCAAAGCTCACGTAGAGCTTACCGAAGGCGAGTTCTATTCGATCTTCGGTCGTACCCATCACAGCGAACCTGCAATGAAAAAGGATCCGAAGCGATGAGCCACACACCAACCCCATGGCATTGGATCGCGCAGGCATCGACGGCGGATCGATTCGAACTCATTTGCCTCAAGCGAGACGAGCCCGGCTTCGTTGGTTCGATCATCGCGAAAGACATGACCCATGAAGACGCGAAATTTGCAATGACGGCAGCGAACGCTTTCGAGGCAATGAGAGAGGCCTTGCGCGAAGTGGAGTGGTCCGATACCGGATCTCGCTGTCCACAATGCGCAAACAGCTACCGCAACGGACACAAACCTAAATGCATCTTGGGCAACGCGCTGGAACTCGCGGAGGAAGAATGAATCACACACCAACACCTTGGGAGTTGATCCCTTTCAAACTTGCAGCAGTAGTGGAGAACGACTGGACCCAATCATCTTTCGCTATTCGCGCTCCCGGCGCTCCAGGCGGAATCGCAGTCACCATCGGCGGACTCGGGGAAGAAGAGAAGGCCAATGCCGAACTCATCGTCAAAGCAGTGAATAACCACGAAAGAATGGTTAAGTTCGCGCGCCGAGTCGTAAAGTATTTTGGTGATGCCGAGATTCCGGCGCACTTCGATGCTGACATTGAGATCCGCGATGAAGCGCGCGCGCTAGTCGCCCTCGAAGACAAAGGATAATTAAAATGACTGAAGAACCCACCTTAGTCGACATGCAAGCCCACGTTCAGAAGCACTGGGAGAGCGTGCGCTACGATGGCAACCGCATCTTGGCGAAGCGTCCTGGCGGCGGTGAATGGATCCTTTCTGGTAATACGAACTGCATGTTCGAGCGCAGCCATCGCATGTCAATCGGCCCGGCCTGGAAGGCAGCTTACGAATTCACGGTCAAGCACCAAGAGAACATTCGGCTGATAGAAGAGGAAATCCACTTGCTCGAAGGATGGCGATTTGTGGCACATGCCGAGAATCCCGCTGCACTACGTCTTCTCGCCCGCGAACAGGAACAACTTGCGACCCTCAAGAAAGGAATGAAGGATGCCTGAGATAAGCAACTTCGACGTGTTGAAGCGCATGGCGGCAGAGAACAAAAACATCCAACTATGCACCTCAATCACGCAGATGAACTACAGCATGAAAAAAGGTGGCACGGAGGTGTCAGTAGGAGTGCCGGGCAATGTCTGCTTCGAGATTGAATCAGGACGCCTGAATGCGATGTTGCTGCTTTTCAGCATGTCCGAATTCAATGCATTAAAAGAGAAAATGACACGCGAGGCGCAGGACGGGGATGGAAGCCAGAAGGATGGATGATCGCTTGGACATGGCCAAAGCCAACCTCAAATTCGCGACTGGCGACCGTGTAAGAGATACCGAGACCGGCTCGATTTACATCCTCGGCGAGAAGTGGGGGGAAGCACATTTTTGGGCTCTGCGGTTGAGCCCGGTAGGCAAGACCAAGATTGCAGCAAAAGATCTCACTGAGAAATTTGTAATCGAGAAGGACCAGGATTCAAAATGAAGTCATGGCGCGACGTACGGAAAGGATGAATATGCCAATTCCACGAGCAGATTTTACCGGTCGACGCGTAGCCATCTCGATGATGGAGCTTCGTTCGACCCCGGGCGAAGTGATCGACAGCGTCCGCCACGGCCTCACGGTCGACATTGAGAAGAACGGCAAGACCGTAGCCGTGCTTTCCCGTTCAGGCGCAGACTCCGATTCGACGGTCGTCCATTCGGATGGCTCGATCTCTGGACCGGTTCCGCTTACTTTCCGGCGCAATCTCGGCAACGGCGGGTACGGATCATGAAGAGGTCACCCGGGCCCTCCCCTATTACTCTTCAGGTTCGCGAAGTGTTCGACATCAGCCAGGCTTCGGACTACCTTGGCATCACCGCCGATACGCTCTACAGATACGCGAGCACCGGCTTCATTCCTGCATTCAAACTCGGCAACCGGTGGCGATTCCGGCGCACGCGGATCGATGAATGGATCGATAAAAGGAGCGCAGAATTCTCGAAAACCACAGGAGAAAAGAAATTCACGTCTTGACAAGGCGCAGCTTAGGCGTAGTATTCGAAAACAGGTAATAAGCATCTCCGGGAGAGAAGTTCTAATGCCGAAGCGCGCCGTCACAGAGGATCTCGCGAACGAGCAAGAGGCGCGGGCCAAAGAGTTCCAACAATTCCGCAAGGATTTTCTTTTCACCCAGAAAAAGCTCGCCGAGGTCCTCGGTTTGAGCAGGCGAACGATTCAAGCGATAGAATCGGGCCAAATCACACCCCACGCAGGTACCATAAGAGCATTTATTGCGCTCAAGACCCGGCATGAGGCAGGCAGGATTTAGATTCTCGGTTTGTTTTCAGAGATCAAGTACGGTGGTAAAAGGAGAAATTCGTGGCTGAGAATCAGGTAGTTGACCCCCTTAACGGCGAGGAAGCAATCGTCGACTCGATGTCCCAACTTGAAGTTAAGCTGCGTGACGGGTTTGAAACCATTCTTCAGGATGTTCTGGTCCAGACGGCGCAGCGGCTGCGCGGTGATTGCAATCTGCGCGAAGTCGACGCCTACCCAGGCGGATACTCCGGACAAATCGACGTCAAGCTCGAACTCTACGGCATGGACTACGTCACCGTGGAGCAACAGATCGCAGTTGGCAAGAAGCAGGTCGCCGACGAGTCGACCGAGGTCTTGACCGAGAAGCTCGGGATTGAGCGCGAAGAGGATCTCGACAAGGTTCGGGACCGCGCCGGTCTGATTGCGCCCTCGCTCGACCTCAATGAGGCGGGGTACAAGGAGTCGCGCCCAAGACGCTACAGTCCAGAGTCCCCGGCAGCACCTCCGGCAACCCGGATGGGCCAGACGCCGCCGACCGACGACGATGGAAACCCAACCAGCGGCGCAGCGGGCATCCTCGATGACTAACCGTCCGCCGCTCATCATCGCTACCGCAGAGGACTTTCACCGGGCCCGCCAGAAGTATCCGTCGATTCCAAAGCGAATCAGATCGAAGATGAAGCGCGAAGTGAAACGGCGCAGCATTGAGATCACGATTCTCAATGGATACGAGCCAAAGGTGGCGCGTTTCCTGCACCGGAAATCCTGGCACTTCAACGCAGACGTTAGGCGTCAGCAAGCGCCGAAACGAGCTTCCCGGTAGCGTCGAGAGAACCCTATCGGGAATTCCCTCGGAGGTCGCAAGACCCACAGATGTTGCGCCCGTACAGGGGCAGATGCACAGCGCACATGAGTCCAACTAAACGGGCATCCGAGGGGAAAAAGGAGCAAAATGCCAGCACCAATCATGAAGTATTTCTCGTACGCACACCTTCCGGAGAAGTTACAGGAAGTAAGCCAACCAATCGCCGAGTTAGCGAACGCTCTCGATCAAACGCTTCCGGACGGTCCAGAGAAATCGGCTGGCCTTCGCAAGCTGCTCGAAGCAAAAGACTGTTTTGTCCGGGCTAAATTAGGATGAGAAGCACAATGAAAACTTTTGTTCAGACCCTAATCCTCACGCTCCTGATGACGACCCCTTTTGGATCCGCTGCGCAGGCTTCTACCGCGACCGCTGAGAAGACCGCACCACCGTCACTGGTAGCGAAGTCGACGCCAGCTTCGGATATGCTGGTCCAACTTTCGAAGGATTCCCAGGCCGACCAGTCCGTATTCAATGTGAAACTCCAGCAGGCTCGTTCGGCACTTGAGCAGAATCTGAAGACGCTCAACGACCAGGTCACGGCTCTGCAAACAAAGCTGAAAGCTGATCTCGATAAGGACAAGAGGTACAAGCCGACACTAGATCAGATTGCGGCCCTTCAAAAGCAGATCGCCGACGCGAACACCAAGCAGAACGCCCTGTTCAATCAGGACGCCGGGCCGGTGTCGCAGAAGATCGGCGTCGAAAAAGCTCAGATCAAAAGCTTGACCGACGTCGTTCGGAAAGAGAACAACTTTCCGGAGAATGCGGTATACTCCGAGGAAACTCAGAAGTGGTCAGTTCCGGACCAGCCAAAAAAGTAAGCCGGAGAATCACATGGACAGGCGCGGATTCCTAAAATTGCTTGGCATTGGTACTGCGGCGGCAGCCGTGGCCCCACAGCTATTGGTTGAGACAAAAGCGAAGAAAACCGGATGGCACACGACCAAGCTGACTCCGAAGATGATCGCGGCAAGAAACGAACTTTCGTTTCAGCCCGCTACCCCTGGTCGCTACATGTACGTGCGGATCGCGCCAAAGACGATGCCATTCCGTGTAGGCGACCTAGTTCGATACAAGACGGGCGCGAAGGAAACGCTCGCATTTCGCAGCCGGAGCCTAGAAGGCAAAGAAGAATTCGCCGTGGCAATCTGTGATGCGTCACCAGGAAACTATGCCTGGATCCAGATCTCTGGGCCAGATGCAACGGTCATGAGGTTGTCGGATGGCAGTATGAAAGCGATCTACGATGCAGGTTAGCTCCAACCAGAACGCGCCGATCACGCTTGATCATCTCAAGCGCCTCCACGACGCAATAGAGCTTCTCTATCCCAAAGGTCCATTCGATGATGGGGCAGATATGAGCCAAGAAACGTACAACCAACTGATTCACAGTGGCAAAGTCATTGTCAAAAAACAGACTGATATCCTTTCTTCGTTCGTAGGCATTGACATCCACATCGTTCCAAGCATCCCTCTCGGTAAAGTAGAACCATGCAACTGCAAGGAAAGGCAACGCCATGGCTGAAGATTCCGAAGCGACACAAGAGATGGACCAGTTGCAGGGAAAGTACCCTGCTCTTTTCCGCTTGGCCGAGGAATTTGTTCTTGCCTTTGAGCGCATTGCCGATGCCTTAGAGGGAATCAATGCCGTCGCCCAAAAGTGCCAAGTCAAATACTTCCCAGACAAGTCCGGACCTGTCCGACCAGCCAAGTTCACCACCGTCCCCTCCGAAGAAGACAAGCTCCGCGAAAGCCAAGGAGCCAGCGACGCAGAGGACGAAACTGCATGGCTCCGAGAGTTCGGCGACCCAGAAGAGATTGGAGTCCGGGAGCGCGCCTTCCTCGAAGCCAATCAACGTAGAAAAGGTGCCGAAGGACAGAGCCATCAAGGTGGACCGGGACCTAGCGCTGCTTAAGCGCCTCGGCGTCAGCGAAGAATCTCTTGACCAGGCTCCTCAGATAACACCACTTCTCAAAAAAGCTTCAGGCGGCCTCAAGGCGGTACTGAGCGCCCTTCGCCTTGCCCAACAGGACGAAGTGATCAAAGCTTTCCTCGCCAAGTACGATTCCCTTTCACTTTCCGACCGCGAACGTGTGCCGTGGGAGGCCGTGGGCCTCTCTGCTGAGATTGACCTCAATCACTTATTGGGATCCGCCATGCTTGCCTTGACGTACCAGTCGGCGAGCGTAGCGAAAATCATCGCCGTCACAAGCCAGCCGAAAATCACGAAAGCCAGGGTCAAGTACGGGATGCTCGCAGGCGGCGAGAAGGACCGCACTGCGATTGACATGGCGAATGGAGTGCTCGCACAGCGACAGGGACCGACCTTCATCGGAAAGGCAATGTTCGGCGCTCCTGGCGGCGCGCAGATGCCAGAAGAAGGCGAGGACGAGACGGAGACGCCGGTCGTGCAGGCACCGATGAATCCAGAAGATCAGGACGTCGACGATCTCTTTCCTTCACCGAAGGTCATGCAAGATAAACTCGTCGCGATCCGCAATCGGTTGCTCGGCAGCTAGCCATGTATAGCGAAAAGATCGTACTTCAAAATCTCGATTCATTTGCGGCGCAGGAAGGCTGGATGCCGATTCCCCACTCAATGGGGCAGATCCAGGAGTTCGACAATTACATCAAGTCCCTGATTAAGACTGAGGGGAATACAAAGACCACCTACGTCACACTCACAAAAAACATCACCCAGAAACGTTGGCAGGAGATCCAACGCTGGATCGAGAACGAGCAAGTTATGTCGGCGCTCGACAGCACCTACTGGGAGAGCCGTTATGCGTGGGTCTGCGACGAGAAGGGACAGATTTTCAAATTCAAGAATCGGATGTCTCAGCAAGTGTTCGATTCCGTAATCGCGGGATTCGACGAGCAGCAAGTCTCGATTGAAATGCTCATCTTGAAAGCGCGCCAACTCGGCGTCACCACAAAGACCGCGCTCAAGTTCATTCACCGTCTCATGTTCATCCCGCACACCCAAGCCGTCATGGCTTCGGTCCAGGCCGACAAGTCAGAACTCATTGGAAGGATCCTCGACACCGCCTACAACAAGTGCCCGTTCTGGCTCGTCCCCCGCAAGCTCCCAAAGCGCATGTTCGACAACGGGTCCATCCTCTCGATCCAGTCTGGTATGCAGGCGACCGGTATCGCACAGGGATGGACCCCAACATGCGTTCACATCTCCGAGTTGGCCGACATTCCAAATCCGCAGAAGGTCATTGACGAAGGCCTGCTCCGCGCGACGCACTCTTCGCGTCACCTGTTTATGGTGTTTGAAGGAACAGGCGGAGGAAACACTGGGTGGCTCGCCGATACCTGGCGGACCGCAAAAGAAGGTTACCCGAAAGGCGAATCGCGGTTGTGCCCGATCTTCATCCCGTGGCCGATGGCGACAGACCTCTACCCTGAAGCCGACTGGGTTAGAAAGTTTCCAGTGCCGATCAATTGGGTCCCGATGGACGCGACACGCAAGCACGTAATCAGATGCGAGTCTTTCATCCGCAACACCTGGTACCTGGCGCGCGTCGCCGGGGCCAAGTGGGCCATGCCAATCGAGCAGCAATGGTTCTGGGAGTTCAACTACAAGCAGGCGTGCAAGAACCACACACAGAAGATCTGGCTTGCGCAGATGCCCGCCGACGACTTCGAAGCTCTCACTGGAGTTCACGACAGCGTGTTCGACCCCGAAATCATCATGAAGATCGAAAACGAGATCTATGAACTTCGCGGAAGCGAACGCGAACGCAAGAAGCCGGTACAGGCGTACGCGATCACAGGGCACGACGTGGACGATATTTTCTATCCAAGCGAAGACCAAATCGATTGGAAAAAGGATTCGATCCGCATTACGAAGCAATCGCATCGCGGGCAGAAGTACGAGTGGGAGATGATCCCGCTTAAGGAAATTCCGGAAGGCGATGAGAAGAGCACCATGGACCGGCTGCTCATTTACGAACCACCAAAGCTTGGCAACTACTACTCAACCGGGATCGACACTGCTGACGGGTTGGGCAAGGAAGACGAAGACCGATGCGTGCTCTCGGTCGCAAACAACCGCTTCATGGGAGAAGCTGACGTGCAGGTCGCCGAGTTCACATCGAACAAAGTTAACTCGGCACAGGTCGTCGCGTTCGCTGCTTGCATCGGTGCCTACTACGGAAACGACTCGCCGGACGGCAAAGGCATGAAGTTCGCAATCGAGCAGATCAGAGGACCCGGCGATACTTGTCAGCACCAATTGAAGATGATGGGCTTCTTCAATATGCACAAGCCGCGTCGTTACGACTCGAAAAAGATCAAGGATGATGCGGGAAAGAAAGAGGGATGGTACTCGAACTCCTGGTCGGTGCCGATGCTGATGACCAGGTTCATTGAGGCCGTGAACGGCGGTTGGTACGTGCCGCGCTCGCGATGGCTTATCGAAGAATTGAAGACACTTGAGCGCCACGTGAGCAGCGGCAAGTCTAAGATGGAGCACAGGGCCGGTCAGCACGATGATCGAGTGCGCGCGGCGGCGCAGTCCTACTTCACCGCACACGACTTTGATGTTTTGACAGAGCGGGCGCAGAAGCGCTATGCTGCGCCTCAGAAAAAGCGCCTAGTTAACCAGGGACGTTGCGGAATCAATAGCATGTCCCTGAGCGACGGATGGTAGACCGGGAGGGTCGATGTATTCACGCAAAGTGATAAATCGGAATTTGGAGGAATTCGCGGCCAGGGAAGGTTGGATGCCCGAACCTCACTCACAAGACGAAGTCAACGAATTCAAGGAGTATATCGATAGCATCACTCATACTAAATCGAACTCCAGGAACACCTACATTGGCCTCTCAACATCCGTGACTTCCAGGAAAGCGAAAGAGATTCGGAACTGGATCGCAAACGAACAAGTTCTTTGCTGCGCCAGTAATGACTATTGGGAATCGCGATATTGCTTTATACGCGACGAACAAGGATCTATCGTGCCGTTCCGTAACCGAATGGCACAGATGTTCTTTGATTCTGTGCTCGGTGATCTTGAAGACGCCGGATCCGCAATAGAACTTTTGGTATTGCAGGGGCGTCAGGCGGGGATTGGAACCAAAGCCCTTCTGAAGATCGCTCATCGCTCTCTTTTCCACCCGCAATCAAGTTCATTGGTCGGGGCCATAACATTGGAGAAGCTTGAATTGTTCGGCCAGGTCATCGAAACAGCGCGTAAGGAATGCCCATGGTGGCTCGTTCCATGGCAGGGCAAGAAGGGTGTGCTGGGGAATGGTTCAAAGATAAAATTTCACGCAGCGAATCAGCGTAGTGGATTTCTGGAAGGATTTACCGCTAATAACGTCTTCCTCTCCGATGTCGGCTGTATTTCAAACCCGGTAAAGAGGATTGAAGAAGATTTACTTCGCGGGCTATTCGCTTCAAGCCGGTCTCTGACCGTCTTCCAAGCCTCAGCGGGAAAGACGAAAGGATGGTTCGAATCTATTTGGCGGCAAGCGAAAGAATACTGGCCACAAGGCAAGGCGCGCTTCATGCCAGTTTTTGTGCCATGGTATCTTTGCTCTGACGTCTACCCTACAGAGAGATGGCTGGAACATAACCCAATCCCGCCAAATTGGAAGCCTAATCGCCACACAAAACATCACGCGCGAGATGCTGAGCAATATATTGAAGAGACACCTATCTTCAAAAATTTCCTGGGCCCCAACTGGCGAATGCCAGAAGCGCAGCAATGGTTCTGGGAATACATCAAGAAGAAGAAGATCGTAGATCCAATTCTTTTTTCCTTGCAGATGCCAGCGAACGAAGAACAGGCTCTTGGGATCTCCGATCACGAAACCGATGACATTGACGAGATCTTTCCGAATCCCATAGACATTCAGAACAAAATCAGTCAATACAGTGGAGCAAGGGAGTAGACCATGCCGAATGCACAGTTGGGAACCAAGATCATTTTCTACTACAACGGGACCAGCGGAGAGATCCGCATGGGACTGCCGGAACAGTTCGATGCCCCGCCAGGATTTCAAAAGATCATCTGCACTTCAAGCCATGACGCTGAAGTCTGGTCGAGCCGGATGAGATCTTGGGAAGAGTTCAAGTCGCGGATCGAAGAAGAGCAGCGGCAAATGATGGATTCGCACGCTCGCTCTGAGATGCGCAGCCACATGCACCACTTGATGGCGAATGCGAAGAACGCAGCTACGCGTGAATTCCTGGCTCGATCACTCGAAAATTCCGAGCGCAGGTACCAACGTGTACACGGTCACGAAAGACGCGAAAGTTACTTGCATTCTGAGGGTTTCGAGCGCGGGCACTAAGAGAAAGTCATGGACGCACCGTTTTATTTGCCGTAGGATTTGTTAGACGTTCAGTTTCAAAGCAAGAAGGGGATGGCTGGGACCCATCTTCTACCAGGAGAGAAAACGACTATGTGTGAACGAGCCTGAGACTATTCACTGGCAGGCCCCGAAGTTCGAAACCTCCCCAAGTGTTCGCTTTGGCTGGGTAGAGGACATGATTTCGGAGGGCGAAGGCTGGCTTGAAGGGCAGACATGCTACAAGGAGCTTGGGCGCAACCTCCGCGTGTTCGACGCGATCTTCAAGGACAAATCCAAGTCGACCCTGGTCACCAATGAACTGAAGTACGACATCCGCAAGTTTTGCGAGACGCTCGCCGAAGTTCGAGAGATCGCTGGCTACGGATCCGACAACTCATCATTCAAGAACATCGCGGAGATGCTTACCAAGGTCTCCAAGTGCGTTTACCTCGAATCCGACTTCCCTTTTCAAATCCTCAAGGTCCTTCAGTATGCCAGCGTAATGGGCATCGGCTATCTCTGGCCGAAGGTCCGCGCTGAAGAGTACGGGTACGGTGAACGCAAGCTCTGTTTCGATGCGCTGGGATTGCTTGACGTCGTTCCAGTCCAGGTACCACCACGCAGCAATGACGTGCAGGATGCGTACCTCAACACGATCTACGACTACATGCCCATCGCCGAATCACATGGGCGCTTCCCAACTTTCCAGGGCGACATTCAGACGGTCGGACCAAGCAATTACCGAACGCGGATGCAAGCGAAGCGCATCGACTTTGCCGAAAAGCACAGATACGGCGAACAGGGGCGCAGCTTCGGACAACTCTACACCGAGATCCGCTACACCTTCATTCGCGACCTTCGGATCAACAATACCGGCTACGAACTTCCGATGGGAGACCCGGGAACTACCTGGTTCTATAAAGTTCCTTACGTCGGCCAGGACATCTTTGGCGGAATGCGCGGCGGAATGCCCTTCATGCGTAAGGCCGCTCCGGAAGACTGCCGCGTGTATCCAAACCTGCGCCTGATGATCACATCGACCGGCATGGGAAAGCCGATGTACGACGGACCGGCATTCGACTGGGATTCGAGGATGCCGATCATTCAATACACCGTCGACGATTGGGCCTGGGAGCCACTCGGTCGCTCACTGGTCGGCGACGTCGCTTCGATTGAAACAACCATCCGCAAGATCGAACGCAAAATGGATGCAGTCACGACCGTCACACTCAACCCGCCACTTGGATACAACCACACGGAGACTGGCGGCCCGAAGATTGAGCACCTGGACATCTTCGAGGAAGACCAGCGAATCGGCGTCGACGGCACGCCTTCGACAACAATTCAATCTATCCTTCCCGACAGCGTCATCGTCAAGGATACCCACTTCAAATTCCTCGAATACCTGGGAGTGAAGCGCGACAAACAGCTTGGTCTGGTGGATCTCGGCAACCTCCAGAACATCAAAATGAACATCGCCAATGACACCGCCGAGAAGATGCTTGAGACCATCGGGCCCATCGCAAAGGGCATCGCGGCCAGGATCGAAAAAGGCAATAAGCAAGTCGGCGCGCGCCTGAAATTCCTCATCCTCCAATGGTTCGATACCCGCAGGATCATGGAGTACGTTGGTCCTGAGAGCATGGCTCCGGAGATCTTCGACTACAACCCAGACACTCTCGTTCCGAGCCACATGCCGGACGAGATGTTTAATGGGTTCTTCCCGGACAGTCCTTCGATGTACACCAAGCTCGACCGCGCACGATGGTTCGCGCGCAACATCCGCTTGACTTCAGTGCCGAACACGCTTTTGAAGATCACCCAGATGCAGCGCCAGCTTTTGCTTCTCCAATTGAAGAAGGGCGGAGCGCCGATCTCCTGGTCGCTGGTCATGAAGAACATGGACATCCAGAACTTCGGCGAAGCGCAAGGCACGACCGAATTCCAGAAGTGGTTCAACGAAGAGCTTGAAATGACGAAGCTCAAGATCCTCGCACAGGCAAAGGCGATGGAGTTCATGAAAGAGATCGGAATAGAGCCACCAGGCGCAGAAGAGGGCGGTAAAGGTGGAAAGGGCGGCGGAGGCGGACAAGGCAAGGGCGGCGGAAGACCATCCAGTGGTCAAAAACCACCAAGGCTGGCTACAAAAGGCGGCGCAGGCGGCGAACCCAGGACCGTAGTCAAGGAGAGTTAGCGCTTTGAAGGTCTATATCTACGCTCTTAAGCATCCGGAAACCCAAGAGATCCGCTACGTCGGGTTAACGCGTCACCCAGCGCGCCGTCTCAGGAATGAGGTTTCCTGTCCCCACACGAAGCACTTAAAAAATTGGATCTACTCAATTACTTCTAAGGGACTAAAGCCGCAGATGGAAATCCTGGAGGAGACGGAAGAGGGTCCAGCGTGCGATTCTGAACGGCGCTGGATCAAAGAACTAAGAGCAAGGGGATGTAGACTCATCAACTTCACACAGGGCGGGGAAAACGGATTCCTATTCACAGAAGAAGCCAAACTTCGATTGAAGGGTAGGGGGAAGGGCAAGAAGCGAGGGCCGCTGTCCGCTGAACACCGCAAACACATCTCCGAATCGCTAAAGGGCCGGGAGTGTTCACCCGGAAACGGAAAATACCTTGCCGCGCTAAACCGAAAGAGGGCAGGAATCCCACTTCCCGACAGCACTAAATCTAAGCTTCGTACTATCGCCAAGAATAACCTCAAAGGGGAATGGTTCGACAGGTTCGTCCAAGGAAATCGCGACCGGCCAAGGCTATCGAAGATTTCGGAAGAGCAAAAATCCGAGATCAAATTCTTCCTAAGCGACGGTTACTCTTTAAGAGTCTTGGCTAAGCATTTCGGCTTATCGGTCGGCACAATCTCGGACGCTAGGCGTAACAAGATCTGGAAAAATATCTCGCCAGCTTCGTGTGTTCCAGCCAATCGTCCAGCTTTCAAAAAGAAACCTGTTTCCCGAAACGGGCAGGGTCAATGGGAAATAGCAGCTTAAGGAACCAAGAGAGTCACGGAGGCGTAATGGCTATCAAAGTCAAAGCTCAGAAGAACTACTACCTCAGCGAGATTAGTATCGAACTGCCGACTGATTTCAACGCGGTCTCGGAACTGATGAAAGAACTCAAATCGACAGGCAGAGTCGTTACAACGTTCAATCAGGGCGGGGCGATGATGGTCAATGTGGAGCAGAAAACGAAGATCCCTCCGAGCCTCGATCCGCAAGTCCGCGAGATCATCGGCATCGTCACGCGCACGTACAATGGCGCAGTTTCAGGGACTTAGTTAACTCGCTTTTCAAAATAGTTCTTGACAAAGAACAAGCTCAGATTTAAGTTTGCAAGGAAATCAACCGAGATTCACGCGCCCCTTCATGGTTGGGTTGACGCGTTGGCTCAAAAGCGAAATGGCTTTTGGGCCATTTCTTTTGCAGTCAAAACCGACAAGGAGAATCCACATGAAGAAGCACAAGATTTCCGCAGCGCACCTCGGCAAGAGCAAGAAGAAGAAGGCCAAGAGCCGCAAGCGTCACAGCAGCAAGAAGACCACGGTCAAGGCATAACGTAGTTCAGCCAACTCGCACGACCTCTGAGCAACACGGAGAATAAAGAAGTGGCTACTACGCCTCAGCCAATGCCCGACCAGGGATCGAGCGCCTCCGCTGCACCGCAAGGTGGCGGCGGAGGTACTCCTCCACCCGAAGCACAGCCCGCACCGTCCCAAGCCCCAGCCGATCAAATGCAACTTCTGCTTGCCAAGTGGTACAAGGCGGCAGAGCAAATGGCTGCGTCCGACCCGCGTCTTTCTTCCGGCGCGCAGAAGGTACGCGAGGGAATCAACGAGATGCAGACCGCTCTGGTCACGCCGCCACAGACAACCCCACGCTCACAGCAACCTTTGCAATAACAAACGTTCCGGGAGGAATGAGAACCAATGCCGACACTAGCCGAAGTATTGAAGCAATCCGGGTGGACCGACGAGAAGATCGCCGCTCTCGACGCAGGCACCATAGCTGCGTTTACAGGCGTGTTGAATACCGCCGAAGCGGAGCGCAAGGCCGCTGCTGATGAGGCTGCAAAGGCCGCCAGAGAAAAGGCCGACGCCATTGCAGCGAAGGAAGCTGCCGAGCTTGAGAAGCGCAGCACCACCGAATTCTGGGAACAGAAAGTTATGCCGGGCCTTACAGCCGCCGACGACAAAGAAAAGGCTCTTTCACTTGAGATCGCGAACGCGAAAGCACTCGCAGCCTTCTATCGCGAACAGAACGAAGCAGCCCGCGCAGGCGGATTCGTTCCGAACGATGCGCCAGGGTTCAAACCTGAAATGATCCAGCCGGGTCAGAATCCCCCGCAACGCGACTCCAGCGGTCGCTACCTTCCCAACCAGCCCAATCAGACTCCAGGCAGCCCCGCCTTCGTGGGTCCGGAAGAAGTTGTCAAGCGCGCATCCGACGCTTTCGCAGTCCTCTCGAACATCCAGTGGGAATACCAGAGCTTGTTTGGCGCACCGATGCCTATTGCGCCGTCGCAGCTAGTGGCCGAGGCCGATCAGCAGAAGCTGGATCCTTTGAGCTACGCCGCTCGCAAGTTCAACTTCGAGGGCAAGCGTGCCGAGAAGGCCGCCGCGATGAAGGAAGAGGAAGCCGCCCGCATTCGCGCCGAAGCGACCAAGCCGTACGAAGAGAAGTTGAAGCAGCAGGAGATCGAGGCAAACAATCGCCTCGAAGCAGAAAAGAAGAAGTGGGCGGAGACCTCGGGAAGCAATCCGGACGTTCGCCGCGCCGAGGTGAGCAGCTTCGCAGAGATCAAGCGCGCCGTGCAAGCGGGCGAGCGGCCTGATCCGTTGTCAATGAATAAGACCGAACGTCACAACGCAATGCGCAAGCA